TTCGATGATTTGCGGAATAGCATCCAAGATGAAATTGATGATGCCCATAATGATTTCCGGCAAAGCCGCAATCAAGATAGGAAGTGCATCAAGGATACCCTGGGCAAGTCCCATAATCAGTTGCAGAGCGGCATCCAATATCATAGGCAGATTCTCAATGAGGGTCTGCACGATTTGGATGACCACTTGGATGATGGTGGGGATCAATGTGGGCAGTGCATTTGCGATACCCGTAGCAAGGGTAACAACTGCCTGCAAAGCCGTATCCAATAACAGCGGAAGGTTCTCAAGGATACCACTCACAAGAGCCATAACCAGTTGTAGGGCACCTTCCGCAATTTGGGGTAAGGCTTCAATTAACCCCGTAAGCAATGCGAAAATAATCTCGGAAGCCGTGTCGATAATTGTCGGTAGATTGTCAATAAGTGCCTGTGCCAAAGAGCCTACGATTTCACCCACGATTTCCAAAAGTTCGGGTAAGAACTCCATAATCATATCGAGGACTTTCGGTAGGATCTCGCCAATGACGTCGGACATCTTACCGATATCACCATTGGCATCAAGAATGCCGTTTGTGAACTCACCAAGCAAGGCGTTACCATCGGTTGCAAGGTCGGTCAGTACCGGGAGCAATACTGTACCAAGAGCGTTCTTGGCTGCGGTAGCACCCACGTTCAGATACTGCAACTGGTCATCCAACGCACCATAAGCGTTCAGCATTTCATCGCTGACCACATAACCGGCAGCACGGGCTTGTTCACCGAGTTCGTTCATCCGACCTGCACCCGCCTCGATAAGGGGGTTCAGTTCTTGGGCAGACTTGCCGAGGATTTGCATTGCCAGGGCGTTTCTCTCGGTTTCGTTTTCAACCTTGCCGAGGGCATCGATGACTTCCCAATACACAGTATCGGAGTCACGCAAACTGCCGTCAGCGTTGGTTACCGAAACACCAAGTTTATCGTAGGCTTCTACAGACAGCTTGGTGCCGTCCTGCACAGCCTTCATAGACTTGATTTGCTTTGCCATTGACTTGGTGAGGGTATCGGTCGACACATCCACCAATTCGGCAGCGTACATATACTCTTGGAGTTTGTCGGTAGCAATACCCGTTACTGTGGATTCCGTAAGAACAGTATCGGCATAAGCCGCACCTTCCTTGGTCATCTCAATAAGTGCTTTACCACCGGCAATGGCTGCAGCGGAAACGGCTGCGAAAGCGGCGGCAATGGTCGCGGCGGCAGCCTTACAAGCCGTGCCGAGTCCAGAAAACTTGCCACTGGCATCGTCGCTCTGTTCACCTGCGTTTTCGACCTCATCACCGAACTCGTCAACCTTATCCTCTGCGTCACCGAATTCACGAGAGGCTTGGTCAAGGGCATCATTGTTGTCCTTGAGTTCACGCTCCATAGTGTTAAGGGCGGCAGTAGCATTGTTAAGCTGAATCTGCCAGTTTTGGGTACGCCTATCGTTCTCACCGAAGGAGGACGATGCGTTTTCAAGAGCAGCACGGAGCGTTTCGATTCGCTGCTTTTGAGCCTCAATTTCCTTGTTTAGTACCTGGTTACGGGCGGTGAGGGCCTCGACAGAATTATCGTTCTTTCCAAATTGGGACTCAACGACCTTCATTTCCGAGCCGAGAACCTTAAAACTCTGATTGATGTCCGCCAGAGCTTTCTTGAATTCCTTTTCACCCTCAAGCCCGATCTTTAGACCGAAGTTATCTGCCATTTAACCACCACCTTTCGTCAGATTCCGTCCGGGACAATATCATCAATGGAGCGTTCCCGTTTCGGCTTGGCGATGCCAGTGTACTGTTTGTGGCACTCCCAAAGGTCAAGGAGTAAGCCAAACGGCATCAGCCACACTTCATCCCAGGAAAGATGAAGCTGACCGATGCCGTAATATAAAAGTCGAGTAAATAACTCTTCGTCACTTACTCGACCGCCGCGTTTTTTGGGTCATCCTCGCTCTGAATATTACGCTTGGTGCCCCTAAACATAGCCTCGGTGATTGCCGCCTTAAAGGTAGCGAGGTCTGCCGGAGTAGTGAGAATTTCCACATACTCCTCAGTGAGCAGGTCGCGGGGTTCATCCTTGTGCTGAATGTTGTGAACCAAAATGCTCTGGTTGGCAAGCAGAGTGATGAGCCATACGATTTCACCGATAGCCATTTCAAAGTTCTCACTCTTCATCAGCTTTTCACCCAGGTTCTCAAGACCCCCGTAACGGGCAGCGATTTCCTTGGTAGCTTTGGTGGAGAGCAAGAGAGTGTGTTCCTCATTACCGATGAGGATAGTTGCGGTGCGTTCCTTATCCATAAATCAAGACCTCCTTATTCTGTCTTTGCGGGAGTGGCAGAAGCGTAGCTGGGTTCGTACACCTGCTTGTACCAGTTTGTGATAACTTCCGCTTTGATAGCGTTGTCACCTTCGGTAGCCTCGACCTTCCAGGGATGCTTCCCAGCACCATCCACCTTGTTACGGCGCATAATTGTGCCTTCAATGGTGGGGGTGTTAAAGGTGATACTGTCACCCTTGGTAGCAAGCGCGGTGGCGGGAATGCCGAATTTTACACGGTACAGCCAGAAGTAACGGTACTTGCCGTTGGACTTCTTGGCACGGAAACCGATAGCAACGGGAGTGCCTCCGTCCTCTGCGGTAGAAACGACAACACCATTATCATCGATGGTCGCACCGGTAAGGTCGGAAGCAACGCTACCGCCCAGGTCATCGACACCGAGGGAAAGCGTACCACTTTTGAACTCCTTGACGATTTCGGCAGCACCGTCATCGGCATACAAGGTTGCTTCAGCCAACTCCACAGAAAGGTCTGCGGTCATAGCTTTGGCAAGCTGCGTGGGAGTTGCGTAGCTTTCGTTGCCCTCGGCATCCTCGGTGATTTTGGAATAAAAGAGTTTATCAAGACCGATAGTTGCCATATAGGTTATTCCTCCATTTCGTAGTGATTGGCCACATCAATGTTGTAGTGATGGTAGCCGGTCTCGGTTTCATAGCCGACATACTGTCTGCCGGTTATGGTAATGTCGGCAGCAAGCAAGGCACGAACAAGTGCATTCTTTTCCTTGGTGTAACTGCCTTTAACATACAAAGAAAGACGTGCTTCCTGCACGTCAACTTCGGGTTGGTTATCTGCGTGTATTGCAAAGGTATCCGTAAGCGGAACAACCACGATATACTTATCGGGTGCCTTGTCCGTGAATACGCCCGTTTCAATGGGAATACCCAGGGGGCTTATGATCCTTTGCATATCTGCGAGAATACTCATAATTTATCGACCTCCTCTTGAAACTTTCGCTTCATTGCCTCTTGGCACGGTGTTTTGGATGCGGATTTCGCAGGCTTCAAGAACGGCTTTGCGGGCTGACCGTGTCTGCCGTACTCGATAATATTTGCGATTTTCGCATTACTTCCACCATCTGAACGAGGCTCGGAAAAGCCGATCTTGATATTGTAATTGCCGTCACGGTCGACCTTTACAGGCGTAAGACCGAGGGAGCGTTCCAGTTCACCCGTGCTACGAGACTCAAACTGTGTCCCTTTGCCAATAACAGAAGATAGGTTGCTCTTTACTTTGGAAAGGACAACCTCACCTCCGGCTTCCAAAACACGCTCAGATATCTCGTCAGTACGATCAGCCAGCTTGGACAGTTTTTGCAGGAAATCATCCGGCATCATTACTTCAGCCTTTGCCAACAGTACTCACCACCTTTTTTGCAAGTACCTCCACATACATTCCACGGCTTTTGACGTCTTCGACAGAAGTGATGTCGAACCTGCCATCCTCGCAGACAAGGATGTGGTCGGTAGTAACGCCAATGCCGGGAATGCTACGGAAGCGGAAAAGGTCAGTGGCTTCGGAGAAAGCCGCCAGGTTAGCCCAACGCTGTGAGCCGTGCCGACCTTCTCTGTAGGCACGGACAGAAGCGAGGACTTCCTCGGAATCAACCGTGAAGCCCTCGCTATCCTTCTTCTTGGTAACGGAAACAATATCGATAAAGGTGTTCATTTTACCAAAACTCATACTCACACCTTCCAATCTCGGTCAAGCCGTAAAAGCAGATTGACCGTGTTCCATACCTGCTGTGCTGCTTGGGGGTTATCCTGGAAGAAACCACCCGTACTGCCGTCCCTCGATTCGTAAAAATGTGAGGACAACATAATAACCGCCTGCTCGGTAGTAGGCGGCATCGGGTGGTCTTTATAGTGTCCTTCCGGGATATGTTGATAACTCTCTGCATAAGCGGTGGCGGCGGTGATGTAGCCTTTCAGCAAACCGTCGTCCTCGCTATGCGTAAGAATCAGATTCTGTTTTACTCTTTCAAGCAAAGCATCCATCACCGTCACCCCCTAACATTTACGCAGTAGTGGTGCCCTTCATCTGAAGTGCCTTGATAGCCTCGGTGAGAACCAGCTTGGCATCCACACGCTTGGTGGCGAGGAAGCCAATCTGACCGGTGTCGGCATAACGCTCGTTGAGGCGCTTGAAGGTTACGCCCTGGCGGTCGCCGATCCAGTAGAAATTGAAGTCACCGAAAAGGACAGGCTTGCTTCCGGCTGCGATTTCGGGCATAAAGGGAGAAGTGAACACAGGCTTGCCGAGCAAGGTCTCGTGGTCACCTTCGTGGAGTGCCTTCTGCCACAAGAACTGACCGTCCGCACCCTTCAGCTTACGGATGGCAGCCATAGTGGAGTCGTTGAACACCCAGATAGCGTTCTCGCGGTAAGGTGCTTCCAGGCTGTAGAACAGGGAGATGATTTCCTCTGCGGTGATAGCAGTGCCGGATGCAGCGGTAACACCGATTTCAGCACCACCCTTGTCAGCAAGAACACCGAGGGGCTTGCCGACACCGTCACCATTGAAGAACGCATCCTCTTCCTTGTTGCCGATACGACGGGCAAACTCGGAAGCAAAATAGTTCTCAAGGTCAAAGGCAGAGTCGTTGAGCAACTCTTCAGACACCTTGATAATAGTGCCGACCTTATGGGCACCGATGGTCTGCTGACCAAAGGTATCGTCGCCCTCGGGAATAGCACCTTCCTCGTCAATCCAGGAAGCAGTACCCTTGTTGGTTACAACAGGGATTTTGTGGCTGCCGGAATTGGTCTGGAATACATAAGCGTGTTCACGAACGATACGCTTCTTGCCCAGGGACTGCACGAGGGTATTCTCAAACTCATCGGGGACGAGGTAGCCACCCTCGCTGTCAACACCCTCCTGAAGTGCATTACGAACCTCATAGGACACACCGTTCTTGGCACGGGTAGCGTTCCAGAAAGCGTCCTTGTAGGTGTCGGCAGCACGGCCGGTCTTGGTGTCAACCTTTGCGGTTACGGGCTTTTCAGTGATGGGAGTGGAAACGGGCTTGGAGAGTTCGGCATCCATAGCCTCAAGGCGCTCCATACGGCCGATAGCCTCGTCGTACTTCTTGATGCCCTTTTCCATCTCGTTATAGGTTGCAACATCCTCGTCGGAAAGGATGCCATCCTTGTCAGCGTGAGCCTCCAAGAATGCTTTGGCGGCTTCAAAAGCCTTGGCGCGCTTATTGCGCATTTCGATAATAGTCATTACGATTTCCTCCTTGTTATCGTTTCATAAGGTTGAGGCGTTCCATCAGTTCACTGACGGGTCTGCCGGATTTGGGTTCGGTCTTGGCTTCCACCTTCGGCTCTGCCTTGGGTTCGGCCTTAACCACGGGTTTTGCTTTTGCGGTGATTTTATTGATGAGGGTTGCCTCCACCGC